TTATCATGATTTATATCATCATTATCATATTTTTCTTCTGTTAATTCAGGTATAGTTGTAGCTTCTACATATTGATATTGTATAAATTGATTACCTGTTGGAACAGGTATTGCTTCTTGTATTGGCTCCGCAATTACTAAAGGAACATATACTTCTTGTGAATTTGTATTTGCCTCTTGAAAAGTGGTAAGGGTCTCGTAATATTCCTTTACTTTTTTATTTATTCTAATTCGTTTGGCATCAAATGAAGTCAAATATAATCCTTCCAAGCTTTTCACACGAGAAAGCGCTACATAAGTTTGACCACATTCAAATATTCCACTACCTACATCAATTTCGGCCGCATCTAATGTCGCACCTTGCGATTTATGAATAGTTAAAGCCCACGCCAAAATGATTGGCACTTGTGATACACCTATGCCAGGTATTTTATCGCTTTCCCAAATATGACGTGCCATAACCATTTCAATACCATTATTATATTTTACACGAGGAAAATTTGTAAAATCACAATAACCAGTTATGACACCTTGACTACCATTACATATTAATGTATCTCCTTCGCTTGATTTAATATTTACTACGCACATAACATGAGAACCAATTTTGACATTCATCTCTTTTTCACATATTAAATTTCCTGCCAAGAAATCCAACTCTAATTGAATATCTTTATCAGTAAAATTTTTACGAATTTCTCTTTGACTTTTTGTCATTTCCAAATCTTTTAAATATTTAATTTTATACTCACGTTCTTCTGTTTTCAGGTTTGACATCTTATTATTATTTATTTGTTCTACCTTGTTACGTGTTGGATATAATTTTGTAGGTTCTACTACTAAATTTTCTGCGTATGGGCGCCCTACATATTGTAGTAGTAAATCATTTGATTTTCGTTTAATTTTCCCTTCACGGATCTGGTTTAAAATAGTAGCATATATTTCATCCGTCTGTCTAAATATTTTTACCAACTGAATTTGGCAGTCACGATGAAATACTGAATTCCAGTCATCACTTTCGAAACAAAATCGCTGAGTATCTGGATTATCTTTATCACCAACAGGTGGTAATTGATAGAAGTCTCCTGAAAATATTAATTGAATACCGCCAAATGGTTTAAAGTTTCCCCTGATTGCTTTGCCGATTTCATTCAAAGTATTGAATAATTTTAATGAGAGCATTGAAACCTCATCTACTACAAGTATATCAGTTTGTTTCCATAAAGCCTTTGCAAATTTATTTTTTTTAATTTTTGTGACAAGTTGTTCGGTAGTGCCATGTCCTAACCCAATAGAAGCCCATGAGTGTAGAGTTTTCGCTTTACAATTGAGTAAAACAGCAGCACAACCTGTAAGTGCTGTTACATGTATATCTTTGAAATTACTATATGCGTGTTCATATATTTTTTTTATAAGTGCTGATTTGCCTGTTCCTCCAGGCCCAGTGATAAATATATTACACCCTTGAATATATTTATCAAATGCGTTTTGCTGTTCTTTTGATAGTTCCATTGAATAGTATATGAATGAATTTTTAATATATTTTTTAAATCAATTTTATAAATAATATCTTAAATAATAATTTACTTTATATAATATATGAGTTTTGATTTGAATATTAATAATTATACAAGAAGTGAACTAATTGAAATGTTTGAATTACCACCTAATTATGATAGAAACATACTTGAAATTAAAGAAGCAAAATTGAAGGATAGTATAATAAACAACAAAGAGATTAATAAAGAAACACAAATTCAAACTATTAATTTTCTTTTAAAAGCAAAAAATATGATTTTAAATGGACCAAATCCTGCTTCAAAAAATACTTTAACAGATAAATTAATTGATTTTTATAATAGTAGTTATGATTTGAAACCATCTAAAATAGAGGATCCTGGGGAACATATGGTTCAAAAAAGACCAGAGAAGCCATATCTATCTTCTTATCCAAGTGAATTCTTTCCTGGAATTATAAATCCTCTTAAAAAGAGAACTATTAGAAAAAATCTTAATATTGACTCTAGATTTAGAGAAAATTATTATGCTACTACTTCTTCTAATTTCCATATAAATTTACCAACTGATTTCAATGATGTTGTTCAAATGCAATTAGCCAATATTGAACTACCAGAAACATTTTTTGTTTTTTCCAAACAATATGGTAATAATTTTTTCAGTATTAAATTAGTAAATGGAAGTGGCACATTTTTTGAAGTGGTCAGTATTCCAGACGGTAATTATACTAAAACAACATTAATGGATATGATTAACAAACAATTAGATAATTTAGCTCTTACTATTAATAGTGATTTTGGACATATAATTTTTGTAGTAAATCTAACAAATGACACAGGAACTGGTCAAACAATGGTTGGGTTTGATGGTAGTCAATCAGTTGGCGCATCATTTGAGTTGAATTTTCAAGCAGATAGATATGGAGTTGAAGATCGCAACACACCTTTACCATTAAAAATGGGATGGAACTTGGGTTTTAGAAACGGCATTTATGTGAATAATCAAAATTATGTATCTGAGGGAATAGTTGATGTTACTGGACCAAGATATTTATTTTTAGCCATAGATGACCACAACAATAACGTGAATAACAATTTTTTTAGCGCATTTAATTCTTCTATATTAAATAAAAATATATTAGCTCGTATATCACTACAATCAAATACTTTCAATATTTTAACACAAAATAATTTGAATATAGTAACTACACCTAGAGAATATTTTGGACCAGTAAATTTACAAATTTTTGACATTCAATTATTGGACGAATATGGAAGAATTGTCGACTTAAATAATATGGATTTCAGTTTTTGTTTAACACTAACTACATCATACGATATTTAGATTATATTTATAATTCACCAGTAAGGTGATACTTTACCCATGAAGTTGGTGAAATTTTAGTTCCACCGTCATATTTTACAGCATAACGTTGTTTAATTAACCACTCGTTTAAATGTAAATCACCAAGATAAACATCCGCTAATATTCGCCCATATTTTTCACTTTCAACATTCTTTAAAGTTATATATTTATTAAGAACTAATTCTGCTGACGCATCTCTTGCTTTTTTAGCTATTGATTTTTCATCCTCATTTTTACCTTTGATTTCAGGTGTGTCTATTCCATTTAATCTTACGGATAATCTATACAATGGCGATTCATTATATGGTAATTTTGCCGCAATAGTAATAGTATCTCCATCATATACTTTTATAACTCTACCACCTTGGATTGGGAATGTAAAAGGAATTGTATCTTCCCATTTTATGTCATCACCATCCTTTGTAAAATCAACATGTGAAACAGATGTATTTATAGGGTTATCATTATCATTATTATTTTTATTTATATTATTTATATTATTTATATTATCCTTTTTGCTAGACGAATTCGAACTATAAAATCGAAGTGGGTTTCTAAATTTTGGAAATCTAAACATTTTGGTTCTATTTGTGTAATTTATGAATAATATTTAATAATCAATTTTTTATTAAATAATATCGATTAATATATAATGGCATATTACGGAAGAACATCATTCGGTGTATTTAAAGAACCTCAAACCGCTGGTGATTACACATACAATAAAAAAGCAAAAACTACTTATTGTAATCCTAATGTATGTGTTCCTAGTAGAAAAGTAAATACGGAAAGTAATCTAATTTTATTAAAAAGATCTAATGATTTAAATTACTATAATTATATGTTGGCTTTTAATCATTCAAATCTAAATAATAATTTATTAACACACATAGATTTATCTAATGTTCATGTGATACAAAGTAATAATACACCATTTCAATCGCCAACAGATTTAAGTAATAATACACCTTACTTGAATTATGTTATTGATCCTTCAGGCAGTTTATTTGGTAATACTATATGTGGTGAAAATAATTATTTGCATTACTTGCTTTATAATCCTATTTCAAATAAACAAAACTAAATTACAAATATCACAATAATTGTAATTGCTGCTGTAATAAATATAGATGAACCTAGCCTAGTAAAATATTTTACAGATTTTTTATTTTTTTCATTTTGATATTCATCATTTTTATTTTTTTCTTTTTGATAATATTGATATTCATCATATATACTTTCATTATAATCGTTATAATCGTTATAATCGTAGTCTTTATAAATATTTCCATAATAATAATCTAACGTGTAATCATAATATTTACTTTGTTTGAATTTTTGTGTAGTATATTTATCTTTAAGTTCCTCTTCATGATTATTTAAATTTTCTATATCAATATATAATCCCCAGTCATTACCGAAATCTTGAGAAATATTTGATATCATTTTAATTATATTATATTTATAAAACTTATTTATAATATAATTTCATATCAATTTTTTATTTAACGTTTAGCATGCATATTTTTTAACATTTTTTTGGCTTTTCTTGAAATATTTTGATATTTTCTGCCTTTACTTCTGTATTGTCTAGATCTAATATAAGCAGCATAAACACCTTTAGAGCTTACCTTACATGTATTTTTTTTACAAATAGGGAATGATTTTCCTGGGCCTAGAAAACATTTTTTACCACATTTTTTTAACATTATAGTTTTTTGGTGAAATCCTGGTTTTTCATTTTTCCATCCCTTGGTAGCAACACCACGACCATTTTTAAGTGTTTTATTCATTATAATATAATATAATATAATATAAAATAAAATATTATGAAAGAATCATCACCTAAAGAAATAGAAATTGTTTTAACAGAGACTAAAGAGGAAAATAAAATAAATGACTTAGATAACAACGAGCAAAAAATAATAAATATAAAAGAGGAAGATCTATACGATACCGAAGACGTTTTAAAATTATTAGATACATTTATAAATGTTACTTTGTCTAATAATAATAACAATGCGAATACTGCTAACGATGCAATTAATAATCCAAATGCTCAAGTAGATTCACATACAGACGATGATAAATTAGTTTTGGCATATAAACAAATAGATAGTTTAAAAAAAAAACTAGATATTGACAGGAAAAAAATTGTTCAATTCCAAAAAGAAATTGAATTACAAAAAATTAGTAACAAAACAAATAAAATTAAAGATAAAAGTAAAAAGCTTTTGAATACAGAATCTACAGACGATATTGAAGAATTATTTAAAGATACATCACCTTCATTTAAATATTCGAAAGATGTCGAATTTGCGGATGATGAAGGCGAAGATAATATGTATAGTAATGAGACAAACTCTACAGAGGATGATTATAGTAATACACCTGAAATGGGTGATTCTAATGGTAGCACAACTGATGCTTCAGGTAATAAAATATATATAAACGAAGCTTTCAATAAATATACATATAAAGAAATAGAAAAAGAAATAAATTATAATTATTTTGAAAAAGATCATAAATATTCCAGTTCATTGGATATTTTGGCTAGTTATTTAAGAGGTCAAAAATTGATATATATGGAATCCAAAGGTTATTGTGATCATCGTTTAAATTATTTAATGATGCCTGCTATAGTGCTATCAACATCTGCTACTGTTTTATCTACTATTGTAAAAGAGTATTATTGGGGCGCATTTATGATTGCTGGCGTAAATGGTATTATAGCCTTTTTATTGGCATTAGTAAATTATTTTAAATTAGATGCAGCATCAGAGGCTCATAAAACATCTGCGCATCAATATGATAAATTACAAACATCTGTTGAATTTTTATCTGGTAAAATACTGTTATTTGATATTGGAGTAAAAAATGATGAATCCATAATTAATAATATTTATGATGATGATAGTAATGAGAAAAAACATATCAAAGATATTGAAACTAAACTCAGTGAAAAATTAACGGATATTGAAAAGAAAATAAACGAAATAAAAGAAACAAATCAATTTATCGTTCCAAAAGCAATACGTTCTAGATATCCAATAATATATAATACAAATATCTTTTTGGTAATAAAAAAAATAGAAGATATCAAAAAAAGAAAAATAAATAAAATGAAAGAAGTTAAAAACAAAAGGAATTTTTTAATGTCATTAATGGAAATTAAAAAGAGGAAAAATAAGATGACATCGGTAAGAAAAATTCAAAAACAAATTTTAATTTTATATGAAAAGAAAAATTTGTGTCTTACAGAAATTTTGGCATTAAAATCCGCTTTTTCAATCATTGACGAGATGTTTGTAAAAGAAATGGAAAACGCTGTGTTGAATAAGAAATATTGGTTTAGAAGACTATTTTGTTTTGGATATGGAATAAAAGGGAGAACAAGGGATCCTAGACTATTAAATGAATTTATTAAAGAAGTAATGAACCCTTATGGTGATAGTGGTAACAAAAAAAAACAAATGGACATTGATGATTATTATGATAAAATAAAGGAAGATATAAATGAAACAAATAGAATACATTTTAAAAAAATGAATAAGTTAATGAAAGAAAATATTGAACTTACGCATGATATATATGATAAAATGGAAAAAGGTGTAATATATAAAGATAATGTCGCTTTATCTAACTATAATATTATTCCAAATGTAATAAAATTATTTGGAAATGGTAGAAATGTTAATTCAATTGATATAGATAATAATAATAATTTTATAAGACATAATTCAGATTCGTCTATGTCAGAAATGGATACAAGTGTATGTAAATATAAAGATGTAAGTGGTAAATTTGTTTAGTTGATTTATATTTTACATGTATTATAACTATTATAAATCATTTACAATAGTTATAAAATAATCCGACTTGCTGGAATCGAACCAGCTACCCTTTGATAACAATAATCCAAAAATATGGATCTTAAACTACTACAGTCAAATGCTCTACCAAATGAGCTAAAGTCGGTTAATGTATACTAATACTTACTATTAAAGTATAGTATACATATATTAATGGTTAGTTATCTTTAAGTATTTTATTTTTAAAAATAATATTTTTAAAAATATTGGGTTTTAAATTTTTCATTTTTAATTAAAAGTCATTTTACGTAAACTATTTCTGGTTGCTCTAATATTTCCTGTATTCTCAAATAATAATTTAGTTGATTTAATTTGTTCTATTCTTGCTCTATCTTGTATTCTTCTAATATTATCTTCTAATACCATTTGTTTATATTCTTCAATTGTTTGTGGTACTCGTGGTTCTGGCACTTCTTTATAATCTTTATAATCTTTAAAATATTTGTTGAAAATAAAACTATTTTTTACAGATGGATCTAATGGTTGTTGATTAATAGTTTTTGTTGGAATCTTTTCTTCTTGTTTATATGGTTGATTGTAATATGGTTGTGGTTGTTGGTAATATGACTGGTGTTGTTGATTATATTGTTGTTGTTGATTATATTGTTGTTGTTGATTATATTGTTGTTGTTGATTATATTGTTGCAGTGGTTCTTGTTCTGGTATAGGTGCCATAAATTGTAATACACCTTTTTCATTGACTACTAAATTCATATTTGATAAAATATCATTAAAATTTACTCTTTTTTTTTGTTTTATAGAATTTCCTGCATTATTTTCCCAATATTTATCTGCCTCTACATTATTCATTTGCTGGTAACCATTCACATCAAAATTATTATAATAATCATCTAAATTATCTAATTCATTGAATTTTAGCTCCATATTTATATATTTAATATAATATTACTTATTATTTTACATATTATATTTTTACAATTAAATAAAATATAATATGCTTTTAATATAAATATGCTTGATACATTCATTAAAAATAGAGGTGCAACTAAAACAATAATTCATCATAATAAACATAACGTAGTAGATGAACTTAAATGGGATGCTGATTATGATGGTAAGCACGCAAATATAGCCGTAGATTTAAATAAAGATGGTCATCACAATCATTTTGACCTAACATTAAATAATAACGATTTAGCCAGTATTTTAAATATACCTAGTGTTGAAGATTCTCTCGAAAAACGATTAAAAAAAGATTTTATTCGTGCTCCTTTTAAATGTAACCCTAATATTTACAAAATAGAGTTAGCTGATCTTCCAAAAATAATTCCTATAGAACATGAACCTATATATATTAGCGAAAAACAACCGATAATTGATAATGAATCCGTAAAAGAGTTATTGGAAAGTATTCACGATAAAAAGAAAACACATATATCTACACCATTACCAAACGAAGAGTTCATTATTCCTTTAAAAATAAATAGTAAAACAATTGATAATTATACTTTAACACCTAGAAGACACCATAGAAGATTAAAGACTCATAAAACATATAATGTCTATAAAAAACCAAAAAGTATTTCAAGACGTAAAAGCAGTAGGTCATCTAGAAGTAGAAGAAGAAGTTCTAGGACAAGTAATAGAATACCTAAGAGATTATTATTGTAATTATTTAGTATTTATTATTTACTTATAACATTCAATATCATACTTTCATCTTCTGAATAACTTCTTTTTCTCTTTTTTAAATTATATTCTTTCGCGTATCCTTTAGTCATTTTTTGTGTTTGATAATATTTTGAAGCATATAAAATTGAATTTAATTCTTCGTCATAAATTAGTTCAATATATAAGCCTTCCATTTTTTTTATTTTTTTTAAAAATTCTACTAAAAAATTTGTATTGGAATCTTCAAAATTAAGAGTTATTATACAGTGTCTTCTTATATATTTTACATTATTTTCATACTCATAATCATTATAACAATATTTACAACCATAGTTTGAAGCAAGGGTTTTTATATTGTCTTGTATTTCAGTTACACTACTATTTTTTAAAATGTTAAACGCCAACTCAATATTATACCCCATTTATATAACTAAATATTTTATGTTTTTCATACAAAAATACTTTATGTAGTACAATTTATACTACATAAATTTTACTACAAGTAATTAAGTTATTTAACTTTTTAAAAAAACTATATATATATAAATGTCGTTTAGACAATTCGGCGGAATAAATTATGCTGCGAAACATAACTATGTAAATAGCAATACTAATGTATCTAGTAATTTATATGTTACTAATGGAATAGGTCAATATAATTCTTATATAAATGCTTATAGTGATATTAGTGGCAATTTTATTGGTGCATTTACTGGTCCTACAGGTCCTGGTGGTGGAGGTGGAGGAACTGGTGGAGGCACAGGTTACACTGGTTCTCAAGGGCCTACAGGTCTTCAAGGGCCTACTGGACCTACCGGAAGAGCAAGCACAGTTACTGGACCTA